CGCCCACTCGCAAGGGGAGGTCCACAGCAACGCAGGCGGCGGCCACGGCACCGAGGTCTGGCACTACACCGGGAGCGCCAAGGGCAAGAAGATGGCCGAGTCCGTCTACCCGTTCATCGCAGCAGCGTCCGACCAGCCCGACCGTGGCATCAAGACGAGCACGGGCTACTACGCGCTGCGCGCGACGAAGGCCCCTGCGGTCATCATCGAGTGCGCCTTCCACGACAACATGGCCGAGGCCGATGAGATCCGCCGCTCGACCGACGAGTACGCCGACGCCATCGCGCGCGGTATCATGGCCTACTACGGCCTCGCTGTGCCGGCTCCGGCGCCTGCTCCGGCACCTGCCCCTGCGCCTGCGCCGAGCGTGCCTCCTAGCCCCATGTGGCGCGTCACAGACCAGACAGCGACACGCATCGTGTTGACGCTCTCATAGAAAGGAGAGGACATGGAGTGGCTAAAGGCATTGTGGACCATCGTCGTGGACAACTGGGAGTGGATCCTCGCAGTTGCCCTCCCGTTCGCTGTTGCCGCCATCTCTCGATCGAACTGGAGCTCGACCGCAAAGGGGTGGAGCGCCATCGTCGGTTCGCTTGCGATCGGCATTACCGCGGCCTTCGTGCAGGGGATTGCCTTCACGCCGGAGAGCTTGAGCGTCTTCCTGCTGGCCGTGGTCGGCGCGACGCAGGTGGCGTACCGCGTGTTCCGCTCGTTCGGCATCACGAGCGGCTGGCTCGACAAGCTGCTCGGCTGGACCCCTGGATCCGACGCATAGGGAGGTTCGTCATGGCGAAGAAGAAGAAGGGCTGCAAGGGCGGCAAGTGAGAAGAAGGCCCCTCGGGACGACCGGGGGGCCTTCTTGTCTTGTCAGGATCCGTCGATGCCGTAGACCTCTGACGGGCTCTTCTTCCTGAGCGGCGAGAACTTCGACGGCCTCATCCCTGGCGGAAGGTCGTCCCACTCGGAATGCTCCTCGTCGCCGTCCCATGCCTTGTAGTGCGACGGCATCCTGGCAGGCCTTCCGTCCGCCGTCTTGAGGAAGTCGAACTCCGCGATCGCGTCAGCGGCATAGCGCACCGCTGACATCAGGTGCGAATAGCGGTCGTGCTTCGGCTTGGCGGCCCAGTCCTCGAGCGAGGCGAGCGAACGGTACTCCCAGCTCTGGAAGCACTCGATCAGCCAAGCGCACTTATCGGCGTTGATGATCATGTTCGGGAACAGCATGCGCACCCGGTTGATGCCGTCCTCCTCGTAGGTGCGAGGAAGCTTGCGCCATTCGATGTTCGGGAACGTGCGGACGCATTCCTCGAACGGGGACGACCTCGAGCCTGAACGGTCCGAGTCCCAAGGGAGGAACGCCGAGCGGATCAAGTGGAAGTAGTCGCGCTTCGCCATCTCCTGCACGCATTCGACCACGGCCATGCGGTTGTCCTCGAAGTAGTCGTAGATCCTGAGCGAGCCTTCTGCGTACTGGAACACGATCGCGCTCGTCCAGTCGCTCTCCTTGCCCTTCGAGGAGATGTCCCACACCATATGGACCGGGTACCTGCGGTCGATGTTGAAGCTACGGTACCGTCCTTCCTTGAGCAGCACCTCGATCGCCGGGTACACAAGGCTCGAGTTGACCGCCGTGAACTCGCACAGGTACTCCTGACGGAACATGTTGTCGTTCCCGAACTGCCGGATGTACCGCTGCCTGATCGTCTCGAGCACGTCGTCCGTGTACAGCCGCGTGCCGTCGGCCTTGAGCGACTGGTCGGCACGGAGCACGTCGACGTAGACGCGCCCATGCTCGCCTGGCCACTCGTGCGGCTCGTCCCTCCCGGTGAAGGTCCGGAGCATGTCAGACGCGATGTTGTTGAGGCCGCGGGGCGTGAAGTTCATGTTCACCAGCAGCGGCAGCCCTTCGGCGACCTTGTTGTCCCAGATCGGCAGGATGAAGTCGAGCGCATCGCGCCGGTACAGCGAGAGCTCCGAGAAGAAGAAGGCGTCGTACGACGAGCCGATGAGGTTCTCGCTCTCCTTGAAGCCGATGAACTGCACCAGCGCCTCCGCCTTGTCAGCCGGGTTGTTCAGCATCTTGACCTGCTGGCGCGTCTCTGCGACCTCGATGACGTCCTCAGGGTAGTTCGCCCAGTGCTTCCTGCCCTCGAGGTACTTGTCCCAGATGTTGCGCCTGATCCACTTGTTGTCGAGGCCGACGTATGCCGCCTGTGTGCCTGGGTTCTGGTAGGCGTTGTACAAGGCGAACTGGATGTCGTCGGTGTCCTTGCCGAACTGGCGGTGCCAGATCTTGAAGTAGTAGTCGTACTTCCCTGAGAGACGACGAGCCCAAGCCTGCAGCTGCGCAGGCCTGGGCTTGAAGTAGAACGGGACCTGAAGACCGCTCACGCCTCGTCCTCGACATGGACGCCTGTGCGCATGATGTCATGCGCCAGGTGGTCCGTCTCGGAGATCAGCCCACGAAGACGCTCGATCGCCATGATGCGCTCGTCACCGTAGAGCATCCCTGTCTCGAGCATGTCCAGGTCTTCGAGCGCCTCGGCCACCGTGTACTCGTCCGCGCTCATCAGTTCTTCTCCCCCTTCATCTTCGCCTCCGAGATGTCGACGACCTTCTCGCTTCCGTCGGCCATGACGTGGTCGATCTCCTTCTTGATGCTCTCGATCTGGTCGTCGACGGACGACCTGAACGAGATGATGTCATCGACCGCTCCGCCGATGTTCTGCAGCAGCCCGACGACAAGGACCTGCCGCACGGTCTCGTTGAACGTCGGCGAGCTGGTGACGAAGTGTTCGTCCATCCACCCGTCCAGGACGTCCTCGTCGATGTCCTCGATGGAGCACTCCTCGATCTTCTCGTGGAGCGCCCACGCCATCTCGGACATCTCGCGCGCGAACACGCATCCGAGCTCGTCGGCGTTCTCGATCTTCTCACCGAACGCGACCTGCTCCATCGTGGTGCGGGCCTGCATGTACCCGTTTACCGTCAGGTACTTCTTGGACGTGACCTCGATCTGCGACAACAGGTGCTTCTTCGACGCCTCGAGCTTGTCGATGCGTGACGACACCAGCGCGTCGAGCTGTCTTGACAGGTCCTCTATCATCCTCGCCTTCTGGTCCTGGGTCTTCTTCGTGCGGTTGGGGCTGCTCATGTGGTCCTCTTCTCCTTCGGTCCTTATCGCGAGCGCAGCTTCGCCAGCGCTTCGTCCTGCTTCGCCTCGAGCGCGTCCGCCAAAGACGTGATCCTCTTGCCGTCAGGCGCCCCACCGGACGAGGTCTTCATGTCCAGGGCCGGGCCGGTCGGCTGCTTCTGCGGGAGCGCCGCCGCTTCCTTGCTCTGCTTGATGAGGGCGACCTGCTTGTTCACCCGGTCGAGCGCCTTGTCCAGGTCGATGCTGTACCCGATGTGGGCGCCGCTCTCGTCGTAGACCTCGTAGTCCTCGATGAGCGCGTCGAGCATCTTCTGGCGGACCGGGTCGAGCTTCTCGTACTTGGGAGCGAACTTCAGCAGGTTGACCACCGGCTCGATCTTCTTGGCGAGCTCCGCTTCACGCTGTGCGGCGAAGCGGTTGAAGGTGTCACGCAGCTCCTCGTTGTACTCCTCGACCCAGGCCTTCGCCTGCGCCCTCGGGTTGTCGCCGGTGAACGGACGCCCCGTGTCGGGGTTGTAGAACGTGGCGCGCCCGGTCTCCGGGTCGACCCTGTAGATGTCAGGGTCGTTGATGGTCGCGCCCAGCTGGCCGTTCGTCTGGCGGATGAGCTTGTTGCCGTTCTCATCGGCCCGCTCGAGGAACAGGCGCACGGTGTCCTCGATCGCCTGGCGTTCGATGTTCTGCTCGTACTCCTTCACGACGGCTTCGACATCGTAGCCTGCTCCTGCATCCTCGCCTCCACCGTCTCCAGCAGGAACATCAGGTCCTCCAACGTCTCCAGAGCCCACAGGAGCGTCGATCTCTCCAACACCGGTCCCGATGCCTTGCTCGGGTACGGAACCGCCTCCTGCGGGCTCTGGTGAAGCCTCAGGCGTATCTCGGCTGTCAGGCTGAGCAGCTTTCTCTTCGATCGTGCCAAACGCCGCAGCCCAAGGGTCGACGACACCCTGCTCCTCAGCCGTCTGGCCGTCGTCAACGGCACCGAGAACGCGCTTGTCCTGCTCATCACTCATCTCTCTCTCCTTCTTCGACGCCGGTCATGTCGATGGACTCCATGAGGATCCGGATCGACTGCATGAGCCACTGCTGCTTGAGCTTGTTGTATGCGATCGAAGGCCGTGTCCTCACGCTGTTCATGTCCGATGTGTTGATATGGCCCTTCAGGAACTCGACGGCGTCCTCGATGTCCGTCGTCTTCGCCAGCCCGTTCTTCATCCTGGTCAAGAACTTGTTCAGCTCGCCGATGACCGTCTTGAACTCCTCGAGCCTTCGATCGTCGTCGCCAGGACCGATGAACCCCAGGGCCTCGTACACGGCCAGGAGCGTCTCCCATGAGGCGATGAGGTCAAGATGCCTGCATTCGCGATCGGCCCATTCGGCGAGCACGAGCGAATCAGACAAGCCCGAGCTTCGCATCCTGGATCTCCTTCCGGCGATGCTCCTTCAGCAGGGCATCGGTCAGCGGGATGGAGGCCGCCAGCACAAGACCGTCGATGTACATCATGATCGGCTTGCCGCTGAACCTGGGCAGAAGCTCTGGGTAGACCGATGTGATGAGCGTCTTGAGGCCGTAGACCTGGATCATCGTGTCCTCGTACTGACGCATGTGCGTCGGCATCGACCAGACGTATCCGCGCTGTCCGTCGTTGCCGCGCACGACCGGGACGAGCTCCTTGCCGATCTGCCACGAGATCTCCTGTCCGCTCTTCGGGATCGAGGTCCGTGCGACGACGGTGCGGTTCGGGTTCTCGGAGACGATCTTGTAGTCTCCCACCATGCGATCGACGTCCTCCTTGGCGCCATAGAGCAACGCGCCGGCGGAGACCTCCTCGACCTCGATGTCCGGACCGAGCGGCTCGTCGAAGTAGAGCGCCCGGTTCTTGTCGTTCGTCATCATCGGGGTGATGAGCAGCCGCTTGCCGTACAGCGGGTGCCGTTTTACTTGTTCAGCTGGATCGATCTCGTGTCGGACGGAATGGATCGTACCCCTTTTGACGTCTTTCTTCTCAGGAGTCTTCCATTCCTCACCTTTCTGGACCTTGGTGATCCTGGACAGGCGTTCTTGATAGGTCAGCCCGTCCTCCGATAGCCCGTACTTCTCCTCCAACATCTCAAGATCTTTCTTTGAGATCGCGGCCATGAAACATCTAACTCCCTTCTGGGACTATAGTAACCATCCTCTGAAAAAAATACAGACAAGGTGTGTTGAAGTCAACAACACCTTGTCTGCATCTTGATGCGGATCAGCGGCGTTTGCCGTAAAGGCATGCGCTGGATGTCTCGTAGACAAGCCGATCGCTTTTGTTGCAGTAGAACGCCTTCACGATCGACTCAGGGAAGTGAACGCACTCCTTGCACTTGTGCTTCTTCAGGTGCTTCTTGTTCATGGCTTCGCGCTCCAACTCGACCAGTCGCGTCCGCCTGCGCTCATGTAGGCGGCGAACTGGATGTTGGCGGATGGGTCAAACCTGCCGTCGTAGTAGGGCTGACCGGTAATGCTCAGGTACTTCTCAGCGTGGCAGGGGTGTATCTGCATGAGGCCGGAGCAATCGTTGCTCTTGTTCACGCTCGTCGGGTTCCCACCGCTTTCCTTGCGCATCACCGAGAGGAACTGCTCGACGTTGACCTCGCTGCCGCCGTAATGCGTCACCCACCGGGTCACGAGGTCGCGCCATTGCTCCACGCCGGACGTGTTGTACGACACCTGTATCGCTTGTGTGGACTGTGGCTTCGGTGCGGCTTTCTGTTGCTTGAGCGTGGCGATGGTCGAAGACGCTTCCTCGGCGTACTCTTTGTACGTCTCGGCGCGCTGGCGTTCGTCCTCGAGTTGGATAGCGAGCGCAGATGCCGTCTTGCTCGCTTCGACCGCCTCCTGCTGCCAGTACGTCGCAGCGTCCTTCGCCTGCTCGGCGCGCGCTTCTGCCGCTGCCTTCTCGATCATCGCGTCTGCGGCGAGCCGCTTGCCTGACGCACGACCGATGGCGATGCCGGCGAGGAGCAGGCCGAACACCACCACCACCGCCACAAGAGAGAGCACAAGGAGCGAACGGTCCTTCTTCGGCCTCGGCTCCCTCGGCACATGCGGAGCCTTCGGCTCCTTGATGTGCGACCACACGAACTCCAAGTCCTCTTGGAACATCATCGCCCCTTTCTACGGGGATAGGTCGTGAGGACAGGAAGACGCCTCCTGTCCTCAGTGGCACGCTTCACATCGTACCGCATCTGCGGTTGACCGAACAAAGCGTGCGTTAGATGATCGAGCCATGCTTGCGTTATCGTGGCGATCCTCATCTACACATCCTCCTGTCTTATGTGGCAGCGATGTCAGGTCGGCGTTGACGCTTCGGAGATAAAGGTCACTCATCGCGCACCGTCTCTCGAACTGCGTTTCGTGCGGCAGCAAGCCACTGTTGCGCCGTCCTCATCACTGAGCCATCAGAATAGATGACCACCGTCCCGCTATTGAGCGCGGCAACCTCCTCAGCCAACCATTCACACACCGCCTCTGCCTCATCTGCGCGTGCGTTGGCGGCGATGAGGGCGGCTTCCGTCTGTTCGATGTAGGCGGCGATATCCTCGCACGACTGACGGCACATCGGACAGTCGATAACCTTGGCTCTGTTCTCGCCCGTGAAGTGGTCGTGAATCGCAGCCAGCGGGAAGCGCCAGTCGTACCCCTCTACGGCGTCGGGTTCATCGTACGCGCTACTCATCCCCCTGCTCCTTCCTGTAGGCTGCGAGGGCGTCCAGCGACTGTCGCCATAGGCGGATTGTGCAACCTTCGGCACCGTCGCACTCCTCACACGCGCCTGGTGTGGTGAGGCAGCAATCCCCAAGGAACGCCTCCGCCGCCTCGCACACGTCCTCCATGAGCGCGACGTGGGCGGGAGAGAAGTGGGCGATGAACTCAACGTCTGATGCTTCGAGTTCCGGGCAAGACGTTATCAGCGACGGCTTATCCCACCAGATTGCGTACTCGGCCTTCGCCGCCTCGATGATGTCTCGGGTGCTCATCACTCCTCCTCCTCCGCACTCTGTGCGGTGTCGGGCCTCCAGTCGTACACCACGCCGTCCAGCGCCGGGTTCGTGCCGCCGTGTTTGTAGTGCAGCGGCACACCGGCAGCGAAGCATTGGTCGCGCAGGGAGCGGAGGTAGTCGCTCGGTCCGAGCTCGGTGTTCCACTCGAGTCCGTGCTGCTCGTGCAGCGGCTTCCCCGGCGTCTTGCCGCCGACAACTACGAAGTCGAGATGGTCGCGTCCGTAGTCGCGCTCGTCGTGCTCCCACACGTAATCGCCGAGATCCACCGGCCCCAACATCGGCTCCACGCTCACCATGCGCTTGGCGGCAGGGGTGTCGAGCAGGAGCGGGATGCGCTCGTCGGCGTCGGCCTGGTTGGTGACGGTGACGCCGAGCCAGAGGTTGGGGAAGTTGTTGAGCCACCAGGCACTATCGGTCTGGATGCCATGGTTGCGCCATAGCGCCGATGCCCCGCGACCTGCGAGACGCATCTCGGTCACGTACCGCTTCATCTCCTTCGCCCGCTTCGTGAGCACCACGAACGTGTGCCAGTGCGCTGCCGCCACGGTGGCGAAGATGCGGTCGCGGAACTCGTCCGGTATCGCGGGATCGAACACGTCGCCCATGCTGCCGATGAAGATGATGGCAGGCTTCTTGCGGTCGAGTGGCTGGCTGAGGCGGTAGGGATGGCAGGTCGGTGTGAAGTCTGCCGCAAGCTCCTTTGTCGCCCCTACACCGAACCTCGCCGCCACCTTCCGTGCGTAGCAGTAGTCACAGCCCCGCGTGCAGCCTGTGATAGGGTTCCACGTCAGATCGCACCAGGGGATGTTCGTTCTATTCATCGCCCGCTCTCCTTCCTGTAGGCTGCGAGGGCGGCTAGAGCGTCCTCCAGTGTCCAGAGAGCTCGAAGGAGAAGCGTCTCCGTACGCCTACCGTTGTCGAATCCGCCACCGCCACCTTCGCCGTGGCAGTCGGGACACTCCGCCTCCGCGTCTTGGTCGCAGCCGATGCGCACCTCGACCGCATCGGGATCTGGCGTCATGTCGTCGGCGGTGATCTCGTGGTCGTTGCATGCCTCCTCGAACGCCTCGTCGTAGGCGTAGTCTGGGTCGTCGCATCGGTAGTCCTCGTCGATGTAATGCATGGTTCCTCCTCAGCCGATGTTCCTGTGATGGCGAAGAAGCGCTTTATCATCGGCGATGACCATGATCGTCACCAGATCGACAGCATACTGCATGTCAGCGGTAGCTCCATGCTTCGCACCCCAGGCCGCCACCTGCTTGAGGTATGACTTGATGGTGCGTTCAGCAGGTGTGTTCGGGATCCCCTGCGACGGCTTGCTGACCTCGACCTTCACATAGACGCAACGATCGGCGTCGTATGCGATGAAGTGCTTCTTGCCTTGATCGGCTACCAGCATGCCGACATGGTCGAGGTATGCTCTGACCGCAAGCATGCCTCTTTCGAAGAAAGACTCTTCCATCGTATCTCCTTTCCCGGTAAGGGACATGTGACCAGGGGGGGGGCGTGGCGCTGTGGCTGTGCTCACAGACGACACCATAGACGCCGCGCCCCCGCCAAAAGGAGACTGAGGCGCTAAAGAGACTCGAGCATCCGTCGTACGGTCTCAGGCTTCAGCCTCCATGGTCCTTCAGGACCTCCGATCAGGTCTTCGACGACAAGATCGAACGATGAAAGCTTCTCGATGTTCAGCTCCCTTTTCAGAGGATCGTCCTCCGGGTACATCGAGAAGTCTACACTCGCGACCATGTTCTGTGGGACGAGCAATGCATCGTATGGCTCGCCGTTGATGATCACCGTGATCTCTCTGGTTGCTCTGATGATCTTCCTGATCGGACCTGGGCTAGGCATGAGAGACACCGACCTTGTCGATGACCGATGTCTCGATGTCCTGTCGTTCTTGTAGTTCTTTCACGATCATGTCCTCATGCCGGCACAAAGCCCTGACGGTATGAGGACATCTGGCATCTGCTTCCGTCGCTATCATGGCCGAGAACGAAGCGTACCTGCTCACCACGATCTCGATCTGATCGAGTTCGTCTGCAAGCTCGGCTCTTGTGTACTCATGGTAGAAGAGAGGGTGCGCTGATCGTGGGTTGTAGAAGATCAAGAACGCCTTCTCCAACGTTGGGATGACATGAAAGGCGGTGGCTATCTGCCATCGTTCATTCAATGTCATCTTCGGTGCCATGCCGCAGACATAATGGCTTTCGTCAGAGTAACACTTCACCTCTCCGAGAGCACGCGCATGGCATTTGTCGTATGGCATCTCGACTGTATGCTCGGGTTGCGGGACATCCAATGCGTCAGGCGACGATGATACTCCATCTGCAGAATACACGAGGATGTCGTCCCAATGACACAACGCAGGAGCGATCTTGAGCTTGTTGAAATCTTCAATCGCATACGGTTCGAGGAGATGTCCTCTTGCCATAGCGCCATAGCTCTCGATGTCCTCATGCGCGATAGCGCACTGTTTCGACGCCCATGCTTTCAGATAGGCTTCTTCGATGTTCGCCCTCGGTCTACCTGTCGGTGTGGTCTCAAGTAGGCGTCTGATATCGGACGCGGACAGGTAGCTCTTTCGGGCCGCCAACCATCCCTGGTCGACTTTGTGATACCAGTTCATTCGTCTTCTCCCTCAAAGGAGCGGCAGGGGGAGGTGGTCTCCCGTCACCTCCCCCTGCCTTGTCCAGCCTGTCCGTACAGGCTAGAACGGGATCTCGTCGTCAGCGAAGGCGTTGCCGGTTTCCGGCTGGTCGGTGGTGGTCGCCGGTGCTTGGTGGTCGTTCTGAGCGACAGCATACTGCACCGATACCGGGACGTTCATCGAACCTCCTGACACGGCTCCGTCAGCCAGGACCTTCGGCATCAGATAGATAGGATCGAGCGGCTCCTTGAGTTCGTACTTCACGCCAGGCACGAGCTCGACGTGCCATGGCCGAGGGTTGTTCTTCCCATAGCCGAAGCCTTCAGGCGGAGCCTGGGTCGTGATCTTGATGGTCTGCCCGATGAGGCTCATCAGCCCCTTACCGTTGGTGAGGTTGTAGAGATCGATGTGCACCGACTTCTTCTTGCCTTCTTTTGCAGCTCGGCTCGCTGGCTGGAACGTCCAGGTGCGATAACCGCCGGACGGGCCGCACAAGACCATCCGGATGTTCATCTTCGGCTGGTTCGTGTTCTCCCAGAACTGCGGCGTGGTCGGGCGTCCATCGCTCGAGAAGTTCATCGCTTGGACCTCCTGGATGGCGACGACGGTCCCGGTCAGGCTCAACGAGAAACCTGGATCGTTCGGTCTGGAGTAGTTCCAGTTGTGGCTTATGCCGGTGCCCACAGGATCAAGTGCCATGTCATTCCTTTCGTCAGAGGAGGTCGAGCTGTCCGTCGATCTCCTGGCCTACCGTGTAGTCCATCGGGATCCACAAGTGGTACAGGTCTTCTGGTCGTTCGTAGTGTCCGTAATGCTCGCAGAGTACGTACATTTTCCATTCCCAGTCGATGTCCCATTCGTTTAGGCTGTCGATCTGCACGTTGTGTCGTAGGCCTTCGGCCAGCTGTCGGACATACTGGCTGGTCTGGTTGCTGATCCACGGAACAGGATGTGGCGTCTGGATCTCGTAGAGCCGATTGGCGATGAACCAGTTGACCATGTCGTTGTTGCGTCGTCCCGGCTGGAAGGCGTCCTCGTCCGACTCGATCAGAAGACGTAGGTTCTCCGGTTCGTAGTCTTTTGGATCAACGCATCGCTTATGTTTCATCGGCGACAGCACCGTACCCTTCCATGAGCATGTCGCGGATGGTCTCCTCGTCCTGGATCTCGCCCTTCCCCAACGCCTGCCAATCGGCCTTGGTGAACGTCTCCTTGCCTGATCCCATGATCACGTCGTACAAGGTCATGTCTTGTCCTCCTTTCTGATCTTCGCATCACGTTGGTCTCTACGTTCTTTCAGGTACCGTTTCAGGTCTGACCAGACGTGCTCGTCGAACATCCGTCTCGGTTTGCCGTTCGGCGTCTTGTTCTTCGTGTACACCGCAGCATTGCGTTGATTCCCCATGAGGTCGAGTTTCGCGTATGGGAAATGGCTGATCGGGATCTGTCTGTCGGTATCGAAGTACAGATGGAACGAGCCTGGCTTGGCTGGGTTCTCCCAGGTCTCCGTGGTGTCACGGTATTTGTCGCCGAACGCGATGACCTGTTCATCGTACTCGCCATGTCCCGCGCCGTCGATGTCGATCACGATGAACGGCTGTGCATAGAGATTCTGCCCTACCCATCCGATCGGGCTGAGCGCCTCGGCTTCTCTGCGTTCATACAGAAGGGGCACGTAGTCCTTCTGGTATCCCCACTTCTGCATGGGCATGTTGTTCTCATCGCATGGGAACCATCGTCTTTCCGTCCCTGACCAACCGTTCGGCCAACGATCGAAGTCCTCGAGCGAGGACTCCAGCACATTGGCCATTCGTTCGTGTCCTGGTCTGAGGACGGGGTCGATGACCGAGGTCGACGTCCTCGTCCGATAGTTCCAATTCCCGTCCTTCCATGCTCGCACGTCCTTCTCCCTGAGCGGGATGCCGAGCGCATGGCACCAGCCGATGCAGTCCTCAGCAGAGACGCCCATGCATCCCGCTCTGAACATGGAGAAGTACGGCGACTCCCCACGGACGAACAACGAGCGCCAGTCGAACGTCGTGTCAGTCACCGTCATCACCGTCTTTTGCAGAACGCATCATGTCGAAGAAGTCTGGCAACATGCCTGTCTTCTCGAACGCCCGCATCCTGGAACGCAGGTCCCTGAGCGTACAGGACTGCTCGATCTCGCGGACGAGGTCACGTATGTCGATCTGCGTCTCTTCGTCCGGATGAGCGATCGAGAGCACGGACACCAAGGAGAGCAGCTTCTGCTTGAGGTCGGCAAGGTCCTTGTCTTGGGTCCTGCTCAGGTAGATCTCCTTGACGACTGCGACCATCGTGTCATCGAGCGCCGACCAGAACGGATCGTCCTCTGCGATGGTGCTTGCTATCCTGACAAGGTTCTCGACCGTCCGCGGGGTCACATAGTTGAAGACCCCCTTGGCGTCGAACTGATGTTTGTATTGCTCGGTGATCATCCTGAGCAAAGCCTTGTTCGGACTGAAGCCCCACTTGCGGCGCATGTAGTCCGACCAGGTCTTCTCATGCCAGTTCACGTTCACCCATAAGAACCTCTGCTTGGTCTGCGGGAGCAGGTCGCATCTGCCTTGCGGGTTGCCCATCGCCACGATCACAAGCGATGGGAGCTTCTTCCCTGAGAGCATCGTCCGTTCTTGGATCAATGTCAGACAAGCATTGAGCGTCTGGATGTTGCCGTTCGTGAACTCATCGAACGCCAGCACGTCGCCGTCCTTGAGGTCGAGCAGCGTCTGGAAATCGAAGATCTCCATGCGCTGCGTCTCCGGCACAGGCATCGGCATGCCTGAGATCTCGGACGGCATCCGTTGGCTGATTATGAGCTCGCAGTAGCGTCGTCCGTTGTCCTCCGCCCACTGCTTCACCTGCGATGTCTTGGACAAGCCCGGATCGGACATCAGTCCGAGAGCGACACTGTCCCGTACCTTGTCGACCACGTCAAGAAGATGGACGATGTTCTTCATCTACACCTCCCGTCCTATCTCACGGACGAACACGTCGAGGTACCAGAACCTGCGGCCATCGGAAGACCAGACATGGTAGTCCTTGACCGAGCATCCGAATCTGGCGACGACAAGATAGCCTGTCCCCTCGGCGGCATGTGCTTCTTTGCGTGTCTGGGCAAGCCAGTCCTCCATGGTCTTGCGGTTGACATTCTGCGTCTGCCGGCCTGCTTTCACCTCGAGGACGATCTTGTCCTCGTTCCAGTTCGGATGCTCAACGTGGATGTCGCCCTCGTCACGCTTGCCCTTGAGGGCGACCCTTCGCGCATCTCGTCCTGCGTCTTTCAGGTAGTTCACGATCTTGGTCTCAGCGTTCGTCCCTTTGGCTTTGGAGCGGTTCACCATCTCTGCTCCTTCTTAGTGAAGAAACGCGCCCAGTCGGTGTTGTGGACGACCGTCACATCCGGGTTGTTCTCCTTGACCCATCGTCCATAACCGGCTCCTTCATGGTACGAGTTGCCGTAGACGTCCACCTCCATGGTGAAGAAGGAGTACCAGACCTGGGTCTTGATGCGACGACCGAGGTCGATTGGCCCTGGGTTGTCGGAGTCGCCGAACGTGATGACCACGTCGTAGTCCATGTCGTGCGTCGCAAGGATCTCTCGGAACATGGACGACTCGTTGGACCTTGGGATCCTCATCCGCTCTTCGTGGATGTCCATCGCCTGCGCCTGCTCGAACGTGTAGAAGTAGGACTGTCCACCAGTCAGGATGAGATCGGCGTCAGCAAGCGAGGTGATCGTCTTGATGAGCGTCATCATCCCAGCGGATACCCCATCGGGTATCGAGGAGGAGATGTCCAAGACGACGAGGTTCCGAGGCCGATGCTGTTCTGTCAGATACCCAGAGCAGATCCCGGTCTTCTTGTTGTACCCGTCCGTCCACTTGTAGTTGTTCGTGACGTTGATCGTGATCGCATCGCGTATGTCGGTCATGAACGCAGGCAGCATCGCGAGCTCCGTCAACGTCTCGATGTCGACGTAGGTCTCGCGATCGCATGCCAGGTCCGCGATGGTCATCGTCTCGATGTCCGAGACGGGTGCGCCATACGATGACCCTGTCGTCCCGATCGCGTCCTCAAGAGAACGGCGATGGTAGACGCGTTGCTCGTAGTACTTCTTGCCGACGAGGTCCTGATAGATCTCGAACCAGTCGAAGTAAGGATGGTGCTTCATGAGCAGTGGCACCATGATCCTGAAAAGCAAAGCGAAATCGGTCTTCTCAGCGATCACGTACGAGATGCCTGACGGTGGCAGGGGTTCGTTCTTCGATACCCGGTAGACCTCGGGCCATCCTTTGAACGGAGCGGCGCCGATGGTCTGGGGCATGGCGATCAATTCCATGTCGCTCCTTCCTGTGGGGTCATCATGCCCCCTGGCTTTGGACGACGTTCCTGTGGTCCTGTCATCCAAAGACCAGGGGACATGATGATACTGCTAGACGCCAAGATCGACCATGTTCCGGAGCTTCTTGATCTCCGGGTCATGGTACCGCTCGACGATCTCGACGACCTTCTCCTTGGTGAGTTCGAGGATGT